CGCCACCTCTTTCAAAATAAAGTCAATCGCTCTGTAATATCTCTTTTTAAGTTTCTCGTTATCTCCATGCGTTTGTTCAACAGACGCTTTAAGTTCATCTAATGTTCCTTGGAAACAACCTGTTATCCATATGTCTAATTCTTTGATATATGCTATTTGATTGTTTTTACGTGTCGTATCTACTTGTACGCAGATTACTGTCAAGCCTTCTACATGTTGCCAGTTTACCCAATTTAAATTTACATTACTTAAATTTGCATAACTTAAATCTGCATTACTTAAATTTGCAAATCTTAAATTTGCATAACTTAAATCTGCACCCCTTAAATCTGCATTACTTAAATTTGCAAATCTTAAATTTGCATAACTTAAATCTGCACCCCTTAAATCTGCAAGTTTTAAATTTGCAAATCTTAAATTTGTGTTTTTTAAGTCTGCATTACTTAAATCCGCTCTATCGCCACCTTCGTTGAACAGCCATTTCCCATGATTCTCTAATATGATGTCTAACTCTTCTTGTTTCATTCCGTTCCCTCCAATAATTCCGGATTTTCGTGTATGTTGCCGATAACTTCCATATGCTTTACTAACGAACTGCCATTTTGGTTCAACACATAACTAGGCTCGCCCTTGTATGTTGTTTTAAAACATGCTCCGTCATAAACGATGGATGTAAAACAGAATGTTGGCTCAACATCTCCCGCAAATGAATCTGTGTATTTATTGATATTTGAAAATGCCGTTACAACATCCCCTTCGAAAATCTTCTTGCCGTTTTTGTCTTTTAAACCTGTGTATTGCATAAGCACGACATCATCAAAGCTGTACCAGTCGACGCACAGCGTACATTTCGCATTACCACAACCGCTCACACCTACAGCTTCTGTTTCGTTAAAGCACAAATCCGTAACAGGAAGCATTTTCTTTTTTCTTTTTACAAACGCTCTAAATCCAATCGCTCTCATGCTTCACCCTCCGCTTCCTCAAAAGAAAAGAAGTTAATAGGTTCTAACTCCGCAATTTTGTACAATTTTCCACTCTCTTTATATCTCCAAGCATGTTTTTTTAACATTTCTAAGTCTTTAAACACTGCTAGAGTTCCTTTACTACGATGTTTAGCAACCTGTAAATCCTCGTCAACTATTGCATATAATTCCATATTTACGCCTCCGCTTCCTCAACAAGAACAGCAAACTGCCAATATATTTCGCCTCCAGGTATGCCTTTAATTTCCGCTTCTGTTAATTTGGTTCTCCATTCCTTATTTTCATTGATAATTGATCCAGTAATAGATGTTTCATCAGATTGTACATTTAACAAAACATACATATTAATCACTTCTAATTCGGCTGCGTCATCGTTCCATGTTGAAAGCGGCAACCTTACATAATAAAGCGGTTCTTTCTCGACTTCGTAGCCGTCCATCCACGCGCGGGCGAGTAGTTCTTGATTATCAGCTGATGAAATTAACCATCCGTACATTTCATCAGGCATACCTGCATTGCCATAATCTAACAAACAAGCTAAATCGTATTCTCTTTGTTCACAGTGATTTATCCAGTCATCGGCAAATCGCGGAACTACTACCAGTTCTGGTTCCTTTTCTTTTGCAATAAAACAATCTTTAGTAGCTATTATCTTGTCCTTAGAAACTTTCACTAAAGAGTTGCCTGTTCCAAACTCTTTACCGTTGTACCAACCACTTAACAATTCATTGCCTACAATTACGTGTACGTTTTCGCCTTCCTTAAATCTCATGCTTGTTCCTCCTTCATAAAAACTAACCAGTGCGTTTTAGAACGCTTATTACCGAAAAGCGGTTCAAAATCAATTATCTTTAAAATCTCGCTTAGCTTTATTTGGTCTTCGTTCCATTTGAAAATTAATATGCCATTTGGTTTCAAAACTCGCATACATTCTTCAAAACCCTTACTTATATCATCTCTCCAAGTTAGCAAATCCAACTTCCCATATTTCTTGGCCAACCATGATTTATCGCCTGCTTTGAGCAAATGCGGTGGATCAAAAACTACTAAGTGAAATGTATTAGTATCGAATGGCATACTCCTAAAATCTGCTACTACATCAGGCTTTACGACTAATTTCCTGCCATCGCACAATTCAGTTTCAAGCTCTCTATTGTCCATAAACGTAACGTTTTTATTTGTGCGGTTAAACCAGAACATTCTGCTACCGCAACAAGCATCCAATATTTTCACTTTCTAGCCTCCTTCTGTTCCTCCATAAGCCGTTCGGTAAGTGACAACACATATCTTCTTTCTAACGTCTCACATAAATTCAGACTGGCTCTATACTTTATTTCGTTAAACGTCATGTTTGTAACTGCTTTTGCGTCATCATAAATCGTTAAAGTTTTGTCTTTGAACATTGCCGGATTTCGCAAAATAAATTTATACATTTTTGTAATGTGATTATAGTGTCGAATTTTTGTCGGCTTCCCACCAAGTCTTGACACGTGCCAGTAATATTTCCCCAAGAAATTTCATCCTTTCTAAACCACTCTAATTACTCTTAACCCCTTATCAGTCGTCCTCTTTTGATACGTAGGCGTAGCATAAAACAAAATCGTCTCACGCTTCACTTTCTGAAACTCCGCTAGTTCGTCTACTGTGCCGATTATTAGTAGTTCATCCGCTTTATAAAGTGCGTATTCTGTCACGCCTGCACCTCCCTTTATCACTCATAATTCTTAATCTCTTCTAGCTTTTCAATCAGTTGTTCATTCGTTAATTCAAGCAAAATATCTTTTATAGAGTTTTTTCCGTCATGAGACTTTACAAGTACGAGAGATACAAAATTATAATCAAGGTTTTCTATCACTCTCGCTTGATAGCCATTTTCAAAACTATAAGCAGTTAGTTTTATACCGTTGTCACTTAATCTTGTTCTCTCTGTGATGTATTCTTTATACTCATTTGCGATTGTTCTCATGCCTTCGCCTCATTCCTCAGTGCCGAAATCCATCATCCCAGTAATCATCAACTACCATCGGATTTTCTACATTCATTCTCTATCACTCCTTGCAAGAAGCATTAATAGTAGTATCAAAGCAACAATCATTATTAATTCAGCCATTTAATATCAATCCGCCAATACTTACTAAAAACGCGATTAACACGGTCAAAGCTAAACAAAACAATGTGTATCTGTCTGATTTTTCAATATATTCATTTTCGTTTTCATCAATACTTACTAGTCCGAAAAATCGTAATAACTTCATTTAAAAACCTCATTTCAAGAATATTTTAATCCACTCCGCTACAATATATGTGACTGATAATAATGCTCCGACTTGGAAACAAAACAGAAATATTAGTAGCTTACTTTCATGTTCATTTAAAAATTTTTTCATTCTCTTATCTCCACATCTGTGCTATAATTAATACAAATATTATTTCGTAACTCACAGTTTTAGTAAGCTCTAACTTACTATTTATAGCTGTGGGTTTTTCTTTTACCAATGTCGCTCAATCGAATTCGCAAATCTATGCTTGTACTTTGGTCTCTTCTTGTGTTTTATTTCGTAGTCTAAATGCCGAGATTGAAGCTCTGTGAGTAAATATTTACCCGTTGATTTAGGACAAAAATTTGGGTCATATTTTCGTATTTTGGCAAGTAATAGTTCGACTTCATCAATCATTTTCAGACCTTCTTATATACAAATTTTTTAATCAGCCAATCATTCGCTTTTACCGCATCAAATGCCCACGCTTCACGTTGATTTTTCGTAGCCCAATTGCTAAATTCTGCAAGCTCTGGAAAGTCTTTTATGTTATCTAACCACCAACCGTAAGTTCTTGGACTAGCTTGTGCGAATTCTTCTAATGTCCAAACACCATACAAGAAATTTATAGCTCTATGTTTGTTCTTTACAGGACGACCCATTTCATTCGCTCCTTTCGTGAATTTCCAATTCTAAAATTTCAATGATGTTTTTTCTAACTTTCGACGCTTCGCGCTTGCCGTTTATAATATCTGACAAATACGGATTGCTAATATTCAACGTCTTCGCTAAATCAGATTGTTTCATATTAATTGCTTTTAATTTTGCGTAAACCGCAACCGCAAAACGCTGATGTTCTACTGACATGTTTTTGCTCCTTTCTTGTTTTGGTTTTCACGTGATATAATTATTTTTGATTGGAGGTGATTGAGATGACTTTTTATGATTTTTTAATAACTTATTACCTTAGCGAAAATAGTCCTTTAGGCGATCTAGCTCATGATGTTCAACTAGATGGTAATTTCCCAACAGAAAGCAAAAGCGAAGATGAAATCAGGGATTATTTTTCTAATATTGGTACTCCTGGCTTCCAAGAGGCTTTAGATGAGGCGTTGAATTATTTTAGAAGACTATGACAATTCTTTTAACTTTGCTTAGGTCAATTTCCGGTGCTCCATACTTAGCTTTAATTTCATAATTTTTGTAAAGACCGACTTCAATTTGTTGAATGTTGGTTTTTTTTCTTTTTAAATATCTTTTGTTCACCTCTCCATCACTCCTTTCTATAATTTGTTTAATAATCTTATATGCTGCGCTCTCATTGATTAACAGTGGACTATTTTATCAGGATCTGTAAATTACAACTATCAATGAAATTATCGAAACTATAAGCGAACTACGTGTCAATACGAATGTTATGAAATCGTGCCATTCTTCAATCTCTTCATTTGAGGGATATGGTCTTTTATTAAAGTTTGGTCTTTTAGGTATTTTCATTACATCATTCTCCTTTCTACTTTATTAGCTAATTATTTAGCATAATGTTGACAAAAAGAACTCTATAGAGTACTATATAAACATAGCTAAACAAGCCTTATCAAAAGCCATTAATCGTTGGGGAACGAATTTTATATGGGGTTATTTGTTATCTTGTTTAGCTAAATAATTAGCTTATGAACATAGTATAGTACTCTTTAGAATAATAGTCAAGCGTTTTTTTATTCTTTTTCGTACTTTCATATGTTTCTTTGGAGGGAATATTGACATGACTACGTTTGAAAGGGTAAAAGTGTTAGCAGAAAAACAAAAAATATCTCTCAAAGAACTGGCATTAAAATTGAACATGGGAGAAAATGCTATTTACTCATGGAAAGTAAAAACACCTGGCGCTGACAAATTAAAAGCAGTAGCAGACTACTTCAACGTCTCTACCGATTATCTTTTAGGGCGTACTGACAATCCGCAAATTGGCAAAGACATCACAGAAGAAGCTGTAACACTAGCCGCGCATATTGATCCATCCGCAACAGAAGAAGATATGAAAAAAATTCTTGAATATATTGATTTTATTCAGCAAAAATATAAATAAGAAATGAGATGAACACATGTGGTTAGATAAATACAGAGAGCAATATCCTGAGCTGACTATCATTGAAGATAAGAACATGGAGCAGGTTCACAAAGGATTATACTATAATAGTAGAATATTCGTAAATCCTCAACAAAATGATATTGAAATGCGCTGTACATTAGCAGAGGAAGTTGGACATCATCATTTGACAGTTGGTAATATTATTAAACAAGAAACAGTTAATGATAGAAAACAGGAAAATCTTGCTAGAAATTGGGGCTATGAGTCACTAGTACCTTTGCGAAAAATAATTGATTCTTATTATGAAGGTTGCACAGAATACTATGAAGTTGCAGATTTTTTAGAAGTCACAGAAGAGTTTTTAAAACATTCTATCGAGTATTATAAAAGTAAGCATGGGAACGTTGTAGAATGCAATGGGTATATAGTTATTTTCAGGAGTAGTATTCAGATTGTAGCCTGTTAGGCACTCATGCTATAAGTTTTAGATAAAATTAAATAAAGGGAGAGAATGAAAATGTGGAGTTTTGGATTTTTATTTTTAGCCAGTTTGATAGTTAGTATAGTTTTCTTTGTATTAGCAATTAAGAAAAATGATAGATCAAAAAAATTAATGAAAGGTATAACTTTTTTAGCCATTAGTTATACTTTATGGCTTTTCGTTGCAGATATCTCTGACAGTAATTTTTTCATAATATTTTCTTTTTGGATCATCGCAATGGCATTGATTTATATATTTTTATTACTATTGTCTGGAAAAATGAATTTTAAAAAGTATCAACATATATCTAAGTTAGCTGTCATCCCCTTATCGTTTTTATTCTTTTTAGGTGGCGTTTTTATTGCTACTAATACTGATGCCCCAAAAAAAGAAACTCCTAAAAAACAAGAGGCTTCCTCAAATACAAATTATTACGGAGAAAATAAGGATACAAACTATGATGATGTAAACGACACTAGTTCTGCAAGTGATGAAGATTTCGAAAAAAGCCTTCCAACATTAAACAAAAAAAACAATATAAATGCCATAGAAGATATGCAAAATAGCATAAGAAATACTTTAATTCCATCTATCAATAATGATATTAAAAATGATGATAGCAGTAATTTAAAACAAGAGTTAACTGTAATTAGTAATTTAAGTGACGAAAGTTCTGAACATTCGAGCTCAATGCTTAGCGACGTTAAGTCTGATAAATATTCTGACGCAGCATATGATTATTGGAAAGAAGCAATAACTACTCTCGCATCAATTGAAGATTACGTAAACGAGCAACTCGATGGTGCCAAAGATATTGATTACTATTATAACCAGTTCGAGATTGCATTGGAATCCTTGGATGATAGCTATACGAATGCAATTAAAACATTAACAAACTAAAAAAACGCCCTCCCCGCAAGAGATAAGCGTTTTCAAATACACACATAGGAGTATGCAAATATATTTTAACATAGTTTGCTGTACCCTTCAAAAGAACATACGTTCCAAATCAAAGAGGTGGTGCTATTAATGAAAATTAAAAAGTTAAAAAATGGAAAATACGCCGTTCGTTTGCGCATCAAAGTCGACGGTGAATGGAAAGAAAAGCGTTTGACAGATACAAGTGAAACAAACTTAATGTATAAAGCGTCTAAATTATTAAAACAAGCTGAACATGATAGTAGTTCTTTAAAAGAGTGGAAATTCAAAGAGTTTTACGAATTATTCATGAAAACTTTTAAAGATGGAAAAAGCAGTCAATCTACAATTAATTTATATGATCTTGCTTATAATCAGTTCGTTGATTATTTCGATGAAAAAATTAAACTTAATTCGATTGATGCTGTGCAGTATCAACAATTTATTAATCATTTATCTGTAGACTATGCAATATCCACTGTAGACACCCGGCACCGCAAAATTAGAGCGATTTTTAATAAAGCTGTCCATTTAGGCTACATGAAGAAAAACCCAGCCATAGGCGCTCATATAAGCGGACATGATGTGGCAAAAACAAAAGCACAATTTATGGAAACCGACAAGGTTCATTTACTATTAGAAGAACTTGCAAATTTTCATTCTATATCACGAGCAGTTATCTTTCTAGCAGTGCAAACAGGTATGAGGTTCGAAGAAATTATTGCACTAACAAAGAAAGATATTAATTTCGCTAAACGTTCTATAACAGTCAATAAAGCGTGGGATTATAAGTACACTAATACATTCATTGATACCAAGACAAAAAAATCACGTGTGATTTATATTGATAACTCTACTGTTCAATATTTACAGTCTTATCTTACATGGCATACTGATTATATGAAAGAACATGATATACAGAATCCGTTGATGTTATTATTCATCACCTACCATAATAAGCCCGTTGACAATGCGTCATGTAATAAAGCTTTGAAGAAAATATGCACAACAATTAATTCTGAACCAGTGACATTACACAAGCTACGACATACGCACACAGGCTTATGTGTAGAAGCTGGCATGGATATTATATATGTAGCTGATAGACTTGGTCATGATGATATTAATACAACCTTGAAATACTATAGTCATCTAAGTTCTAATTTGCGTCAATATAATCAGTCCAAAGTAGATGCTTTTTTCACACTAAAAACAGATGAAAATACCACAAATTTTGCCACAAATACCACAAAAATGCCGGAATAA